AGAATTTCTAAGATCACCGTTCGGTGCATCAATATCTCTAAACTCTCCTGGTTGTAAAGGATCAGCATCATCTCTCATTCTAATTCCACGAGATTTAAATCCTGCTGGTAAGTTGGATAAAGTACCTGCGTCTAATAACTGTCTTAAGATATCTGTAGCAGTTCTAGATAATCCACCAATTAAATGAATTAAACCAAAACCATAAAAACCTAAACCTGGTAAAAATTTGTACTGAACAAAATATTGTTTCTTTATTTTCTTCGGGTCATCTTTGTCATAGTTTCTTCTAATACCTACGATCTGACTAGATCCTTCTTCAATAGTTACGATATAAGGAATTTTAATTCCTGTCATTTCACCGGACTCATCTTTGTCTTCAAAATCTCTTAAATCGATAGAAGTATGGAACTCATAAAGCTTCACTACCTTATCTGCGTATCCAGGTTTTACTCCATCAAGTGAGTCGTACTTTTTCTGTACTTCATTATCTTTAATCTCTTGAGGTAAGATATCTATATCTTTATAAAATCCAGAAACTTGTTTTTTTCTAAAATCATTGTAACTCATATTGATCACATGACAGATACGTTCACAGTTATCTAGATCAGTGGCCATATAGTTAACGACTAATTCTTCTGCTGGTACAAACTTGGATACAGGTCTGTCCATCAACTCATCGTAATAAACTTTTTTAAATGTTGATCCTGCTAAAGGTAAATAAAATAACATTTGATCATACTCAGGAGTATAATCTTCCATTTTATTCATTAACTGAAAATTCATAAACTCTTGAACACGTCCTGCTCTTGCATACTTCTCCGGAGTTTCATTTCCCATAACAATAGTTCTGACAGGACCACCTGCGGGTAGTAACTCTTTAAACGCTGTAGCTTGGAATTGTGTTGCACTCTCTGCTAGTAGAGGGTGTGTCGCGGAACTCGCTCCGCGGAACGGGTTTGTTCTCTCTTCGTATTTGATACCAAGTAATCCTAAACCTTTAATGTAAGAGTCTTCCCATTCTTTTCTAGAAGATTTGTCATTTTCAAAGTCTGCCATTAACTCATCAGAAAGTTCCATTAGATCTCTCTCGTCAATAACTTCTGCTAAGTTAGAATAAAATTCAATTTCAGGTAAAGCTTCTCTTGGATCAAAATCAAGGATTGCTCCTCCCTCTTCATCCATTTCAATTTCTAAACCTTCAGGAGTAGGAATTGGCTGACCATCGATTTCGACTTCAGTTTCCGATTTGATTATTTCCAACTCAGGTTTACCTGTTTGATATAATCCTTTGTCTATATTATCTGCCATTGTTTAAAGGTCTCGTTAAGTAATTTATATCAACTAATCCACCATTTACAAGTGAAGGTATTTCAGGCAAAGAAATAACCCCTCCACGTTTTTTAGAAGTTACTTCTTGTCCTCTTGCTTTTCCGATTTGCGATCCGAAGAGGTCCGTAAGTTCTTTGAGGTAATTATTGATATCGGACCAGCTTTTAAGCGGCGTAACTGTTCCGGCTTCGTCACTAAAATAGGTTTTAAAACTTTCACCATTTTTATCTTTGCTCCAATCGTTTCTTAATTTCTCTAATTCTACTTCTGTTATATACGGTTGTACAGTAAAATCAAGATCTTTAGTAAACTCAGAAAATTGATTTGTTAAAAAATCTTGCATATAAGGTAATACGTCAATTTTTTTTATCTTTTTTTCTTTAACAGCCTGACTAATAGCATCTTTGTCTATAATAATTCTAATACCTACATTTCCATCTAAATCTACTATTGGCTGATATCCTCTAAAAAGTCCATTAGCATCATTTTGAACAAAAAACTCAAAAAATTGTTTTAAAGTATCACTGTCTCTTAGATTATCCGTTCCCTCTTCAAAAAGATCCACACCATAGTTCTTAGGGTTCTTTGTCAATTCTTTACTGCTGTTTACCCACACCTCTGTTTGATTTAAAAGATAACCCAACATCGCTCCTGCTTTTTTAGCATTTTCTTTAGAAGCAAAAGTTTGTTGGACAGTGGAAGGATTTTGATAAAGTTCCCATCCACCTGTGCCGTGAACAACACCAGAAAAATCTGTTCCAAAAGTTTCATTCACCATTTCAATGGCTCTTTCTGTTACTATGTTATTTATTTTTTCTTTTTCAAATGTATCTAAATTTTCATAAGCTTCTCCAAATTGAGTAGCCCATGGAGATCCCTCACCAGGGGCTACTTCCATCGAAAGTCTTCTTAAGTTTCTTTCTAAGGCCATTGTAATATCTCCACTAGTACCTAAGTCACCATACAAATCTGTTAAGTTCATCCATCCAATCGCTTGGATCTCTGCGGGAAGCCAATCAGATTTACCTAACCAATTTATCTCATTTAAATGTTTGGTTAACTCATTACCAAACACCGCTCTGTTCTCATATTTGGTTCCAGTAATTCCTCCTTGACCAAAATCTATTTTGACATTATCAGGAATTTCATAACCTAATTTTCTTAACTTGTTTAAATACGTTTCATCAACTAATCCTGTGTCTCTAGCTGTGTGTACGTCTACTACAAAAGGCATTCCTCCCGCTTCGTCATTACCCATAAATGATCTAGTAGTCTTCCCTGTACCTGCATCAATAAAGTCTGAAATTTTTGCTCCTATGCCTCTATCGGATACTTTTCCATAAATAATATTTTTAATATTGTTAGTAGGATCTGGTAAAGATTTTCCTTTGACTTCCTCAAAAGGAACTCCTTGTTTGTATTGTTCGTATATATACAAAACATTCGTTAAAGCATTTGTAGGCGACTCATTAATTTGTCCTGATAACCACGCATTGACTAGTTTGTTTCTTTCTTTTTCATCTTTTGCCCCTACTCGATCAAATTCTGAATATATTTTTTTATACCAATTAGCTGCCTTCATAATATCTTTTTCTGACATACTATTTTCAACTCTTTCTCTCCAGTCATCAAAAGTAATATTACCAATTGCAATATCCGGTAAAGCAGTTCCGGCAGGAGCTTCTAAAACAATTCTCTCGTTTTGAGGCCCACCAGGGTAAGTAGTTATTTTTCCTTCTTCCAATTTTTTTAATCGATCAGTATGTAATCTTATATTGTTATCTGTTTTCTCTTTAGGAAAAGAAATTCCTTGTCCACTTACATCTGTAGGTTCGTCAAGAGTCATAATTAAATCAGAAAATTTTTGTTCAGGAACAGCTGTAAATCCAACATCCTCCACTTTAGTTTTTTCTTCAGGAACATCCGGAGTAATTAAGGGTTCTGATATAGGGGGAGCTTCGGGTGTGCTGACTATATCCGGAACAGTCATTTCAGGTGGAAGAAAAATTTTTCTATTTAACTCTTCGTTAAATTTTCTCTCTGCTTCAATCTCAGATTCTTTAGGAGCATAAACTTCTCCCGAAGGAGTTGTCTGCATTTCATTGATAGCCCCTACCACAGGTGAAGCTGTAAAATTAACTATAGTATCATAAACATCATCAAGAGAAATATTTCCTGTAGATAATTGATTTTCAATTTCACTAGCTTGTTGAGCTCCTACAGCACCCACGAGCAGCGTTCCGAGGACATTGGGATTCTGTAAAGCCTTAATAGCTAAAGGTCTTGCTAAATTTAAAAAGGCTCCTAGCATTACTTATCCAAACATAATCCGTTGTCCAAAACTATTTTTTCATTTGTCTCTATCCAAACTCTTGCACCGCAAGATAAAGGTTTGCTAGGACTGTAAATAACTTTAGCAACTACATTATTATTCTTGTCAAAAATTTCTACATTCTTAGCATAGTTATTAGACTTCGAAGTCTTACAAGTAATCACCGGATCTTCTGTTCCGTTTTTCTTGTTAGCTCTAATCTTATGTTGGTTAATGTGTATTATTTTTTTTACCATCTAATCCTCTTCCACGGTCCGCGGTTCGCTAGTCAATGATCTTCTATCATCATCTACGATCAGACCTCTATCATGAGTTATACCTTGTTGATCATATTTTTCCAAGATCTCAATAAGTTCATCT